GGTTAGGTTGGGTTCAGAATAGTCAGCACCTTTAAGCACTTTACCGTCTTCACGGTAAATCGGCTTACCATCTGGGCCAAGTTTACTCATATTGCTACGATGTACTTCGTTGAAGCATGGATCAAGTTCGATACCGAAAGCTACACCGGCTCCATATGTAACATATAGAATGTCGGTTAAAGCGTCAGCAATCTCTACCATGTCATCATCTGCTAGTGCGTCTACTAATTCGTTTAACTCTTCAGCAATTAGATCAACTCGTAGCTGTGCTAATTTCTGGTTAGGAAGTGTAGGTCGCTCCGGGGTCTCTTGACCAAACGTGTGCATGAACTTCCACACTTTGTTGTAATTACTCATTATATCAATCCTTCTAGTTTGATTATTTTTGCTCCTGACTTTATCAGGCTCTTTAGTTTATTGCGCATTTCATAAGTAATACTTTCGTCTAACCTATCCAGTATGTATGTGGAACCTGAATGTGTTGTAGCGACTACGGCACTACTATCTCTACAATTAAGTTTTTCTATCGCTGTAGAGCGTCTCCAACTGCAACCAAGGTCCGCAAGGATGAATACCTTTTCATCGTACTCCATAAGTATCCAAGCATCTGGTACTATACCTTGTTCTGGTGGTGCTATCATTCTATCACCTCCACTTCGACCAACCAATCTTCCAGTAGTTCTTGCTCACCGAACCTGTTGGTAATGTATTCAATGGCATCTGCTTTTCTTACAAAATACTTTGCTATCTGGACTGTACCTGGATAAGCTCCATAGACTCCGAATATAGTCATAATTTATCCTTCTTTATAATATTTTTTAATACAGGAGTAGCACGTTGCTTCTCCTGCTCTTTCTGGTCTGACCAGCTTCTCGCCCAAGGGTACTTTACCACATATTGTATCACGTTTCTCATGTGATATATGTACTATACTTCCCACTTTGTTTGCTCTTCTAATGCAAAGCGTGCCATCTGGACATACTCTCGATCTTCTCCATCTAGTACATGAAAGTATCCAGAGCATACAGAGATCTGTAGTTCCGTCTCTACCCTGTCAGTGATGTGACATTGCGCCTCCATCATTAGTTGAAGTTTGTCCATCTGGGCATTAATCTTAGCTCTCATCTAGATGCACCATCCCAGTAAAGGCCGTGTTTCTCAAATTCGTCATCTAGAACCTCTAGACTTCTCTTGTTCTCGATCTTAGGTTCAGATGTTGACTGACCCCACCAGAACTTTCTCTTTGCATTCTTAGCACTCTTGGCTACCACTTCCGTAGTAACCACACGAGTAACGGTCTGCACTACTTTGTATGTTCGTTCCATTATTCGAAATCCTCATACTCTTCTATGGTAACATCATCATGTCCTTTGTCTAGCCATAGTTCGTAAACATGGTTGGCTTGAGATTTACTACTACCTTCGTAGACAATTCCACTGCCAGCATCAATGCCAACTGTTACTACATAAATCATCTTAGTCACTTCGATTGTCCCTCACTAATCTTTCTATCATTTCTTCGGTTGACCAGCTTTGGTATGCATTTGCATCGCCGATAACCATCTCACGTATCTCATCTTCAGTGACTACACGATGGTCTAGAAGAGTTTGTCCCATGAACTTTTGTCCAATCTCTCCAGCTCTTTCCATCACAACATCATCACACGCCCATACTTCAGGGTCTTCTGCGTTTAATTCTACTACGTAACGCATACGAAATGTGTCTATAGCTTCTACTAGAACGAACTTCTTAGTCATAGTTTCTGCCCGCCTTAGTGCCGTCTTGGTTAGGCCAACCTTCTACAGGTCGTCCTACATCAAGAGAGCTCCATAAAAGCTCAGTATCACATTTTTTGTTAGGCTCTTCCACATACTCTAGGGTAGTATTAGGGGAAGGCACGTAGCCGATAGCTCGTACAAACTTATCGAATGCTGCTACTAGCTCAGGAAGAGTTGCATCTTCATTAACTTTGAACTCAACGTCTGCAACGTCAGAGTATTCTAACATATCTTCTGGGGTGGTATATTTAAATAGTAACATTAGTGTAACTCCTTGCTGGGTAGGTTGTGGTATTCTTGTGCCAAAGGGCACCTCTTTTCTTTCATTCTTATTTCGTCTACAATTTTTAATGTATTTACAATGTGATCGACTAAGTATAGCTCGGTCTCATTTAACTCATCATCTTCTGGTAGAGCAAATATAACTTGTGCTATACTGTTTGCAGCTATAGGATTGTCTACCAAATCCCTTGCAGTCAATGCTAGCCAATCTATCTGAATGCCGTGCTTAGGTATCATTGAAGTTATAAACTTTTCTATTCCTTTAAACATGATGCCCTCCTCGAAATATCTCAGGTAAAACTAAACCAATTGAGGTTACGAACAGTAATACAAGAGATTCTTCTATGTCGCTCGCAGCTTCAGGTGCTAGACTTAAAAATATTACAATGACGTATGTGTACCAAAAGAAACTTATAATCTTAAACATTTACGCTCCAAGGAAAAGCAGCCATGAATAGTTGATCTTCGTACTTGTGGGCTTCGATCTCCCAAGGTTGGTTGTCATAGTCGGTATCAGTGTGATCTACGCCTTTGTAGGCACATAGATCAGAAGATAGTTCACCTGCCCACAGTTGACGAGCATGAATAAGCTCGTGCGAAAGTGTGCGAAGTTGCATTAAGAAAGGAACATTTGTTGCTACTACAATGTCAACTTCTCCGATGTCACCTGAACAGTGACCATAGGATTGACCTTTGTCTAGTTTCTTAACAAATGTGATATTGAGATCGGTGTGCTCGAGATCAGCAATATTCATATACTCAAGAGCATTGTTGACAAACATCTGTACAAGATGCAATCGTTCTGTGTTTTTATATCTTACTCTCATTTTTGTTTCCTTCTTTAATTTAGAAAGATATTATACATGAAAAAAGCAGTTAAAGTCAAGACTTATCGTCTAGAAGTTCTATCATCTTAGCTAAATACCACTGCGCTTTTTTGGAGTTCTCTACGGGGTCGTTCTTGCGGTGCAGTCTAGAGCCTAGATACTTCAGTACATTACCGTGACAGTAGTCTGCTGCTCCGCGAGTGCCAAGTACGTCTACTATGTAGTCAATTGTTTCAATCTCCCCACAATTATAGTGAGGTGGACTGTTTACCATATCTTGTGCAGCTCCAAAAGCAGAGGTTTCTTTACGAAAGTCTATCCAATACTGTTCATTTTTATCTATCATTCGTTGCTCCAGGTTTCAGCAGGTTGGTCCAGGTTTCAGCAGCATCCTCTACATAGTGAATGCTTTTGTTAGGGATTAGTACATCTTGTAGAAACATTTGACGCACAAAACAACGATACCCATAAGTACCGTCGCTAGTAATAAATATTTGAGCCTTTCTGTTGGGTGGGGTAGATGCAAATGACATTAAGAACCTGTCTATATCACTTCTATGGAAGGGTGTGGTCTCTACTGTCATTAAGGATTTAGCTCCACATTATCTTCTGGGAGGGTTAAAGTTTCGACCTCAATGTGTGCGTAAGTCCCGTCCAAAAGAAGATCCATAAACCTATGTAAGGTCTCCATTGTATCGGTGCTTAAAATGTCAGATATCAACCAAACTTTAGAGTAGTACTGTTCCGTAACAGTTTCGCCTTCTATCTCTACTTCTCTATCTCGTTTCTCCATTATATAGAGTCCGGGAATTGAAGGGTCTAGAGGTCTTCCCATAGCAATGGTGATGCCGTTATCTACAGCCTTTGCTATAGACGCTTCTTCTTGCATTGCGTCTAAAAAGGTTAGTTCTTCAATATTTTGGGGTACTAATGCTGCCATTCTTCTTTTTGCTCCTATTTACTGCTGCTTTATGTTTGCGTCTACGCTTATCGCAAGGTTTCTCATAGAATCCGCGCTCTCGCACTTCTATGATAATACCTTCCTCTATAGCGTTTCTTTTAAACTGACGAATAGCTTTTTCAAAATTGCCTCGTCTAACGATTACTTTCATTCATAATTCCTGTATTTTTGCTTGCGAGTATACTTTGTTCTATCGCGTTCTTTTTTAGCACGAAACGGGGAGTTCTCTGCAAAAAGAATCATATGCGCTCGTGTCTTTGGTGCTTTCTTTTTCTTCTTCATACTCTCCACCCTCGTTTTCGTAAGTACTCAATCTGCTTTCTTACAGCAGTTTCAGTACGCTTTGGAAGCATATCTGCTATTTCAGTATATGTACGAAGGCCGGCCCACTTTTCTAGTAGGGTTCGTTCTCCTCTTGTCCATGGTTCTCTTTTATAATTTTTCATAGTGCATATTATATAAAATATTCGGCTATTTGTCAAGAGTTTTTTTAAGCTGACTGTTAAAAATACTTCTTGACTTTTCCTTGTCATTTTGTTATAATAGCTCCATAAAAATTCATTTAAGGAAATAAATTATGGTAGAAATGCCCAGCATAGTAATATTCATATTCTGTCTCATAGGTTGCGGAGCCCAGTGCTATTTTCTTGGAAAAAGAGAGGGTGTAGTAGCCTGCCTAGGGTACTTAGAAACCAACGGAATTATAGAGTTTGAGGACGAGAATATAGATGAGTAGATCACATGGTGGAAAGGGTGATAAGCGCAGAAAGCCCCAAGTACAAGATACAGTAGTAGTAGAAGAATGGGATAGAATTTTTTCCGAAGGTGGAAAGTGTCCTGTCTGTAATAAATACCAATGTATATGTCCGAAGGAGGATGATAATGAAGATGAAACTTAAAGATAAATTAGTACTAGAAGCACTGACAAAGGCAATATACGCGCTAGACTCAGCCGCACAAGTATTTAAAGGTGCTGCAGAAGAGCTAAAAGAGTTAAAAGAAGACAAAGAAGGCAACGCTGAAAGCCTTTAAGGACTAGGGGTTCCTGGTTGTAGACAGCATTAAACTAATCGAGTACCGAAAGGGCTCAAGCAGCGTTCCGTAAGGGCGCAAAGGAGTAATACAATGACAACATTTCAACATCAATTAACAATGGCAGACTTTCCGAAATTTTTTCTAGGGTTTGACCGACTAGCAGATGATGTTTTCTCCAATGTAGGAGATTCAGGCTATCCACGTTACAATGTCGTAAAAGTAGGAGATACGGGTTATCGAATAGAGCTCGCAATTCCAGGCTGGGACAAAGGTGATGTAGCCATTCAATTACATAAGAACATATTGACTATAGAAGGTAATCGAGCAAAATCAGAAGCGCAAGAAACTTATATCCATAAGGGACTAAGCGGTAAAGGTTTCACTAGAAGTTTTAAAGTAGGGGACTACATTGTTTTGGATAAAGCATATATGGAGCGAGGTCTCCTGTGCATTAGCCTAAGCGAAGTAATTCCAGAAGCAGAGAAACCTGTTACTGTGGACATTCTTTAAGGAGAAGATATGAACAAGGAACAAGCTTGTACTATATGTGAGATCGTTAGTAACATCACACTATTTGTAACAATAGCTTTTCTTCCCTCATACCTAGTCTACGTGACAATTTAGGAGTAATAAATGAATATAGAACGAGTACAGAAACAGTTAGAAGTCGATGAGGGCGTAGTGTACGAAGTATACAACGACCATCTAGGCTACCCAACCTTTGGTATAGGGCATCTAATAAAAACAAACGACCCAGAATTCGGAGAGCCAGTCGGAACTCCAGTTTCCAAGGAGCGAGTAGCTGATGCATTTGCAGGAGACTTTGACATATCTGTTAATGAGTGTAAAGTTCTGTATTCCTTTTGGGAAGAGCTACCAGAGGAAGTCCAAGAGATTCTAGTCAATATGATGTTTAATCTTGGGCGACCTCGACTTAGTAAATTTAAAAGAATGAACCAAGCACTTGAAATGGGTGATTGGAAAGAAGCTGCTATGGAAGGGCGAGACTCTCGTTGGCATACTCAGGTGGGTAATCGAGCAGAGAGATTAATGGTGAGATTAGAAGATGTTGAATCTTGGTAGCTTAGTTGGTCCAGTAACAGGACTGCTTGACAAATTCATAGAAGATAAAGATGTAAAAAATAAGTTAGCTCATGAAGTAGCAACAATGTCAGAGAGACATGCTCAAGAGCTAGCAAAAGGACAAATGGAAATAAACAAAACAGAGGCGGCCCATAAGTCTCTGTTTGTGGCTGGGTGGAGACCTGCAGTTGGTTGGACTTGCTGCTTGGGCATGGCTTCCAACTTCCTACTTATTCCT